CCACCAGCTAAAGGATTTCCATACAAAGGTTTATCAATCATCGTCTACCATCTGGTCTAAGTTGTAACTTAGTAGATCCAAGTCTCCAAGCTGTGTCATCAACTGTGTTAGTTTCATATTTAATTTTAACTGCTCTACCTCTCCCTCTTACATCGATCTTCTCTGTGGTGCTAGTAATAGTGCCTGTTGTCGTTACATTAGCTGCGGATTGTGGATACTGTTCTAAGGTTAATGTTGCTGTCATGTTATTGGTAAGATTATCAAAGTCTGGAACTAATCTACTAACTGACATAAGCTCGTCACCATCAGCAATCTCAACAGATCCAGTTGTTAAAAAGGCAGAAATAGCTGTGCCGTCTGCTTGATTATTACCAGATTCATGTTCATAAATGTAAGAAGCTCCTGCCGTTAAACCTAATATAGTTGATACGTTTGCTGTTACAGAAGCATCGTATTCTGTAGCTATAGGGTTTTCAAATACATAAGCACCAAGCCAAGTTGTTCTTCCTATATTAACAGTATACCAAGTGTTTTCTAAATAATTATAAGCAACTCCTCTGTCTATTGCCGTAGCATTTGCTGAAGGGTAGTACCAAATAATTTCATTAAAAGCTGTGTTAATACCACAAGCAATATCATTTCTGTTTGTGTAACTAAGATCATCAAACACATAATCCTGTACAGAGCATGGCATTTTTTTGACAACACCATCATACATGTAAAAAGAATTATCTGACATCCAGTACGCTCTACCATTTATTTCTACTGCTGCATGCTGTGCTATTAATCCACAGTTTGCGCCAAGTTGTCTCAAACCAAAAGTAAAAGGTGTACCAACAAATTGAATACCGTGCAAAGATGTATCTGTCCAAACTAATATTTGCCCTGATGATTTAACAGCACCTACTATTCTAGAACCATCTGATATACGTAGTGAACCAGCTTCGTTTGTAGCTACTGGTGTATAATCTGTAGCATCTTCTCGATCAGAGAATCTAAATAGTAAATCGTCCTGAGATGCTGGTGTACCAATAGTAGTTTCTGTACCAAAAATCATCAAGTGTCTTGTATCCGTTGATACTAAACTAAATCTTGATGCAGTAGGGGCATTAGATAAAGCTGTTGCTCTTGCATCTATTGAACCAGAAATATCTTTTATATATGTGCTAGCATTTAAAATCGTAGCAATTAAATCTTCACCAAAATTATCTAACGACCAAGTTCTCGCTGCAATTGTAATTTCTGAAGAGGTGCTTGGTTCATTCCATTTACCCGCACTCCAAGTATCTGTACCCCAACCATATCCATAAGTGGAAGCAGTGGGTCCAATATTAATTTGATAGTTAGCATTACCTGATCCACCGCCACCTGATGTAGAACCAGAGGCTGTGTCAGTGTGTGTTACTTTATAAGTATTGGCATCAACATATGTTGTAATTTCAAACTCATTGTTCATGTCTAAACCATCTATTGCGGAAAAAGAATCAAAAGTGACAAAGTCTCCTTCAATAGCACCGTGGTTTGCGTCAGTGACAGTGACTGTTGTTGTACCATTTGTTGTAAAAGGATTTGTTAAAGCTGCTGTTTCTCTAATAGGTGTAATGTCATAAAGAGCACTGCCTGAGTATAGATATAATTTTCTATTAGTTCCTAAGGCAAGATATCTGGTTCCGTCTAAACCAATCCAGCTATGCGTATCACGGACCACGCCCACAATAGTTTTATTTGGATCTGGTAAATAAGACCAACCATTCCATCTTTCAGGCTTTCCATAGTGAAAGCGTACAAGATTTGAGTCAACATACTTACGTTGATCCCCTGCTGAGTAAGCAGTATCTTGTTTATCAATGCCTGGCTGAAATTTTAAGTCAACTAATTTCATGTCGGAGTATACTAAATTATTTATTAAAACTGTGCAATAATTGATATTCTAGGAATAGAGTCTTTTGAATTAAAAAGTAAAGGAGAGTGCCACATACCTGATTTAAACAAAACTCCTCTATTCTTTTGAAATCCTATATGAGTATTTAAGTCATATTTATCACCATTTTTTATGTAAAATCCTGTGCCTTTATTAATATCGGTGTGCCCGTCTATATATACAAGTAGCTGATTCTCCCACTCTCCCTCATCTATATGAGGAAACGGAGCTACTTTTGTTGCCATGGTAAAAGACAAAAGATTAAATTTACTAATGGGAAATACAGTTTTGTTTTTTATGTTTTCTTTAATGTCTTGAGCAATAAAACCTTCTAGTTCAATGTCTTTACTGTACCATACATGTTTACCTTTAAGCTCTTTTGAATTGTAACGATGATTACTGCCATCCCACGTAATGTAAGGAATTTCATTTAATATTTTTAAAAAAACGTCGTGAGAAAGAAAGTCATCAATAACATGTAAATTAAAATTAGTTTGCATTTTTAAATTGTGTTGCTACGTTGCCTTTGAATGAGTAATTACCCATGTGTGTCATACCACTAACAATATCAGCGTATATTTTACCACCTATTTTTTGCCATAAACGACAAAAAGCATAGTCTTCGGACAAATATCTTTTGGTATCAGGCTCTATCATTGTGTCAAAAAAAGCATAGTTCCAATCAGATGTGTCGTGATATCCAAAGGTTTTGTCGTGAGGATCTCCTAAGTGTTGATCTGATTTAAATCTAAGATGAGGATATGCCAACGCCATTTTTTTAAAAACATTTCTTTTAATTAACATAAATCCTGTGGCACCATCTAATACCTCTATAAATCCTTTTTTTACCATTACCTTCTTTGGATTTTTAACATTTAAATTATATTGCAAAGATGCTGCATGTAACTCATCTTCTTTAATGTTTGGATTTTCCTTTACTCTTTTAATTGCTTTTGTCCAATCAATTACCTTTCGTGGATACACTCCCGTTACGACATCCTCATTTAAATCTAACATACGAAAAACAGATTCAGGATTAAAAGCTAAATCAGCATCAATAAATAAAAGATGAGTATAATCTTTATTATCCATAAACAACTGCACCAATGTATTACGAGCTCTTGTTACCAAAGACTCGTTTCCGATCGTGCCAAATTGTAATTCTACTTTTTTAGTAGCTGCTAAAGCAGTAAGTTGTAAGCAGCTTTTAAAGTAATCTGCTGTAAGCATGTTGCCATAGCAAGGAGTGCCTATAAATATTTTATTAGTCATAACAAAAATTAGCCATTACATATCTTGGTGTTGAATTTCCTGCAAATTGTAAAGAACTGTGACCAATTTTAGAGTTAAAAAAAATTGCTCTGTTTTCTTTAAAACCTATATGTGTGTGAAGATGATATTTATTATTTAATTTTTCATAAAATCCAGTACCGTTATTAATTAATTTATCACCTACAATATAAATTAAACAATTGTATTCACCAGCATCTTCATGAGGAATAGCGGGCGTATTAGGAAAACTTAAAAAGTAATTAGAATTTATTTTTTTCACAGTAAAGTTAAAATATTTTTTTATATTTTTTTTAACCTCTAAAACAATTTTAGCATCAGAATTCAATTCTACATGATGATAAGTTCTTTGATGATCTCCATAACCCTTTTCTCCTTCAGAAAAATTACTGTATCTAGATTTAAATTCTAAAGAAACAATTTCTCTTTGCATTGTTTTAAATATTTTATTACTAAAAAAATTATCTTGAACATAAATACTTTTTTTATTTTTCACTATAACTCACTGTTAAATATTCTATTTTCTTTAACCAGTCTTTAGGTATAGCAATAGCCCCACCCCCTGTAATATCTTCTTTGTCTTTGCTGTATGAACGCATAATAATTATTTTTTCTTTACCATTATGAATCATCCACCCTACTTCTTGGCACACGGCCAACGGAGCATTAACAACGTCTTTTATATCAAGCCATCCTGTTTCTGTATCACGGGCATCGAGCCACGTCACACGGACCATCGGCACTTTATCTATATTAAACATCTATCCAACAATTAAAACTCACGCTTATTCTAGGTTTATTTGATTTATTTTTTGATACTGAATGCCAACAATTTGCATCAAACAAAACTAACATATCGTTTTTTGGTTGTATTACTTTATGATGCAAATGGTGTAAGTGATTTGATATCTTATTATGTATGTTGTATGAAAAATTATCAAGAAGAAGATTTCCTGAATTATCATTTACATTTATATAATAAACACCTGATATATCTCCTTGATGAATGTGGGGCCAGTTTACATCTCCTTGATAGTTTATATTAGCCCACATAGCTCCCATTACAACGCCTTTAATTTTAAAACTATTTATATCGTTACAAAAATCAAAACATTGTTTTGTAATTTGTTGTGTAAGTTTTTCAAAAGGACCGTCTTGAGGAAGATCTTGTGATTGCCAACCAAATTCATTGTTAGAAGATAGTTGCTCATTTCCATTAATATTACCTCTTCTTATTAATTCAATGGAAGCCCTTAACTGATCTAAATAATTTTGATTAAAGCCTAAAAAATTAAAACCATAAACATTTAAAGGAAAAATTTCTTTAGCTTTCATTTTGTTAATATTCGTTTCTTTTTTTAATGTATTTTGGTAAGTAATTAAAAACAACAGAAATTCTATTATTATTTGTATTGTTGGCACTTACAGAGTGAGAAATATTACCATCAAAAAAAATAACTGTTCCGTTTTTTGCGTTTATGGTTTTAAAGTTACTAAAATTACTGCTAGAGTTTTCTTTTTTAATTAAAACTAAATTGTCATCAGCATGAAAGCATAGTTTAGCATCTGTGTCTTCAACATCAACAAACAATATAAGTGCAAGAGCACCACTATGTTTATGAGGAATAGCGTACTGATTTTTTTTATACCAATTTATCCATGCGTCTTGAATGTGTAATTCTGGAACATCATAGCCTTCGTTTTTTATAAAAACTTGTAAATACTTATTTAACTCAAAAGCTAATTCTCCCATTGCAGTATATCTCATGTGTGAGTTAAAAGCAGTTCTACTTGCTTTAATATTACATTCATCTTCAGGTTTAGTATTAAAAGAACTATTTTCTTCAACTAAAACAATTTGTTTTATTTTTTCTTGCCACATTTTAAAATCAGGTAATTGAAAGCTAAATATTTCAGTTGTAAAAATAGGTAGCCTATTTATCTGTATTGGCTGCATTAGTTATCCAAAGGCTTTGGTTCTTCTTTTTTAATTAAATGTAAGTTGAAAGATACTGATCTTCTTTCTTCATTTGGTGTTCTAAATGGATATACGCCGTGCGCTAACCAATTTGGAAACAAAAATATATCACCAACCTTTGGTGACTCTTGATGCTTATGTCCACTGAACGTCGCCGCTTGACCATTGAACCAACATATATCACCTACAGTTGGGTAGTGATCTTCTTTTGCATACTCTGCTGGTAAACTTGGAGGCACTCGTAAATAACAGACACCTGATAGTTGACCCTCGTGTATATGAAAAGGATTAAAGTCTCCTGCATATTGGCTCACGGACCACATAGATTCGATAACCATCTTACCAACGTAATCAGGTGAAATTGTTTCACTTGCTGGTGGTATAGAAATATAATTCTTAACCATCTCACCAATCAGTTGAACCATTGGCATAAACTCTTGTGTGTTCATCCAGTCTTGGGGAAAACGCACTTCTTGTTTAACATTACCTGCTAAATTACCTGAATGATCAAAATCTTTAGATAATTTTTTATCGGTCAACATCTCTGTTGCTTTATCATCTAGCATTTTGGTAATGAAATCAGGCATTCTGCCTCTCATTATTGTAGGACCAAAAGGTCTAATAGTGTCAAACTGTAAAACCTGTTCGGTAGGTTTTTTGTTTTTAGCCATGCGTTTCCTTTCTTTGCATAAATATCTATTGTCATATAGCAATTATTTGCCTATAAATATACATTTAAATAGGCTTTTATTCAAGGTCAGCCTCCTTGCGTTTTTCAATCACATAAATTGCACTAGGAGA